TACATAAAAAAGGTAAATCAAAACCCGATAAACGTTGTAAAAATGTTTTGACTCCTAAAAAATGTTCCAAACCTAAGAAGAAAAAATGAGTTGGGTGAATTTATAAAGGGCGTCTGGGTATCGGTTAAATCGATACCTGGACGTATTTTTCATTTTAAGAACTATATAATAAAAATAAATATAATAAATTAGGAGTAACGTGATGGCAATTGATAGAAGTGTGAAATATATGGAAGAAATGTGGGGAACAACAAGTTTGACCACAGATTATTGGTCATTACCAAAAGAAACAAATGATCCAAAAGAAAGAGTGATCCAAGAAATTATGCACGATGATTTAAAGCAAGGGCAAAAAAATCTTCAGGAATAGTATAAATAAAATTAAGAAAACTCTTTAACAATGGCAATTCAGAGGATATCACGGACATTTAAAGATATTAGTTTGTCTTTTGATCCTCATCCGATAACAAAAGACCTTTCCATTTTAAAAAATGAAAGTGCAATTCGACGTTCTGTAAGAAATATTGTTCAAACAATACCTACAGAAAAATTTTTTAATTCAATATTTGGTTCTGATGTAAGAGGAAGTTTATTTGAATTTATTGATTTTGGTACAGCTTCTGTAATTAGTGATCAAATTATAATATCCATTAATAATTTCGAACCGAGAGTTGATAATTTACAAGTTAAGGTTCTACCAAGACCAGATCGTAATGCATTTGATGTCACTGTAATATTTGATATTATTGGGCAAGAGTTTCCAACACAAGATTATTCATTCCTTTTAGAGGCAACAAGATAATATGCCTTTTACAAAATTTACCAATTTAGATTTCGATCAAATAAAAGAATCTATTAAAGATTATCTACGTGCAAATTCAGATTTCACGGGATTTGACTTTGAGGGTTCTAATTTCTCAGTATTGATTGATACTTTAGCATATAATACTTACATAACAGCATTCAACTCAAATATGGTTGTGAATGAGTCTTTTCTAGACTCTGCAACACTCCGTGAGAACGTTGTTTCTCTTGCAAGGAACATTGGGTATGTTCCCAAGTCAAGAAGTGCTGCAAAGGCATATGTGACCTTTACAACGACTGTAAACGGATCTTCATCACCAACATTGACATTAAAGAAAGGATTAGTTTGTGTTGGAAGTGCAAACGATACTTCATATACTTTTTCAATATTAGAAGATATACAAAGATCAGCTGATCAAGGAGTTGCAACATTTGATAATATAAAGATTTCTGAAGGAATATTTCTTACTAAACAATTCTCAGTTGATTCATCTTTAGATCAAAAATTTATTCTCAACAATTCATTCATTGATACTTCAACAATAAAAGTTTATGTAAAGAATGAATCGGATCCTGGTTTGGGGCAAGAATATAACTTAATTAATAATATCACCAATATTACTGGATCTTCATATGTTTATTTGATTCAAGAAATTCAAGATGAAAAATATGAACTTTTGTTTGGTGATGGTTTAATTGGGAAAAAATTAGAAACTGGAGAAATAATTACTGTAAACTATCTTGTTACCAGTGGAAAGGATGGTAATGGATCCAGTAGGTTCTCATTTTCTGGAAATATAGTTGATAGTAATGGAAATTCAGTTTCTCCAGAACCCTTTTCGGTTAACACGAATCAATCATCTCAAAATGGTGGAGACATTGAATCTATAGATTCTGTTAAATATTTTGCTCCAAGAATATATTCTGCACAAAATAGAGCAGTTACTGGAAGAGATTATGAATCAATTGTTAAAACAATATATCCAGATGCCGAATCTGTATCTGTTGTTGGTGGTGAAGAATTAGATCCTCCAAAGTTTGGAACCGTTGAAATTTCAATCAAACCCAAAAATGGATTTTTAGTATCTGAGTTCAATAAATCTAGGATTTTATCTCAAATTAAACAATATTCAATATCTGGGATCAATCAGAAAATTGTAGATCTTAAACTCTTGTATGTTGAGATTGAATCATTTATTTATTATAATGATTCAATGGTGTCAACACCAGAAAATTTAAAATCTAAAATAATTAATTCAATTACAGATTATTCCAAATCAACTAATATGAATAAATTTGGAGGAAGATTTAGATATAGTCAAGTTTTAAAAACTATTGATAATACTGATACTTCTATTACGTCTAATATTACTAGAGTAACAGTACGAAGAAATTTATTTACATTATTAAATCAATTTGCACAGTATGAATTATGTTTTGGAAATCAGTTTCATGTTTCTGAAGAAGGGAAAAATATTAAATCCACTGGATTTAATATATCTGGAGAAAGTGATATTGTTTATTTGACTGATATACCAAATGCTGATAAAAAGACTGGTATTCTTTCAATTATCAAGAATTTACCGGATGGTACTATAAGGGTTGTTGCTAAGTCTGCAGGAACTGTTGATTACATAAAAGGTGAAATTAGTTTAGGGACAATAAATATTGTGTCAACTGTGAAACCAAATAACGTTATAGAAATACAGGCATTTCCAGAATCAAATGATGTTGTTGGATTAAGATCTCTCTATCTTAATTTTGACATTTCAAAAAGTAAAATAAATATGATTAAGGATGTCATTTCATCTGGTGATGAAATATCAGGAACAGTCTTTAATAGAGATTTTTATACATCAAGTTATTCAAACGGAAGTTTAATCAGAAAATAATATGATACAAACTGGAATTGAATCTAGAGTTAAGATTCAGGATATAATTTCTAATCAATTGCCGGAATATGTTTTAGGAGAAAGTCCTAAAACAATAGATTTTTTAAAGCAATATTATATTTCTCAGGAATATCAAGGAGGTCCTGTTGACATTGCCGAAAATCTTGATCAATATTTAAAAGTAGATAACTTAACCCCAGAAGTAGTTGTAGGATTCACAACTCTATCTTCTGGTATCAGTACTGATAGTACCATAATTAGTGTCCCCAATACAAAGGGATTTCCTAAAGAATATGGATTGTTAAAAATTGATGATGAAATTATAACATACACTGGACTCACTACAAATACTTTTATTGGATGTATTCGTGGTTTTAGTGGAATCACTAGTTATCATCAAGATTTAAATGCGGAAGAATTAATATTTTCAGATACAACTGCCGATTCACATGTTTCAAGTACTACAGTACATAATTTAAGTTCTTTATTTTTAAAAGAATTTTATAAAAAATTAAAATCTTCATATACTCCAGGATTTGAAGATAAAACCTTTGACTCTAGAGTAAATGCTGGAAATTTTATAAAATCATCAAGATCTTTTTATGAATCAAAAGGAACTAATGATTCTTTTAAAATATTATTTAATGTATTGTATGGAGAAACTCCAAAAATAATTAATCTTGAAGAATATCTGATAAAACCATCAGATGCAGATTTTATTAGAAAAGAAATATGTGTTGCCGAAGCTATTAGTGGAGATATTACAAAAATAGTAGGACAGACATTAACCAAATCAACAGATCCTGGGACATATGCTTCAATATCTTCAGTTGAAATTTTTACAAGAGAACAAAAACAATATTTTAAAATAGGATTATTTGTTGGATATGGTGATAATAGCAATGTTCAGGGCAATTTTATAATTACTCCTAATTCAAAAGTTTTAGAGAATGTTAGTATTGGTGCTAATGTAATATCTGTAGATTCTACAATTGGATTTGGTCAGACAGGAACAATATATTCTGGAAATAATACTATTACATATTCTGATAAAAGTATTAATCAGTTTTTAGGATGCTCTGGAGTTACTGGAATTATTACTGCTACAGATAATATTTTTTCAGATGATACTTATTTTTCTTATGAAAATGGGGATACAACAAAAAAAGTTGTTCTCAAATTGAGTGGAATTCTTTCAGATTTCATTCAAAAATCTGATTCAATTTCTGTTGATGAAGGCCAAGTCTTAACAATTAAGAGTATTGGAACCTTAATCAAAAATCCAGAACAAAATAAAACATATAGAGAAATTTTTGCAAATTCTTGGATTTACAATACTAGTCCTTCAATAAAAATTGACAGTTTTATTGGCGGTTCGTCTCCATCTGGTGTCATATTACAAACTTCTGTAGATAGATCTCAACTGAAAAAGGGTGATCGAGTAGAATTTATAGATGAAGCAACAAATAATATAATATATCCTACAACTACTACAGACATTCCATATGTAAATTCGGATATTACATCCAATTCAGTTTATATATCAAATTTAAATTCCTTTCCTTCGAATGTAGGTTCATCTATAAAATTAAGAAGAAAAATTAATAAGGCAAATAGTTCTACCGTTAATTTTAAGTATCAAAATAATAGCATTATTTCTGATATTCAGAACATGTATGTTGATGATGATAATTTCGCATACATAGCATCCAATTCACTTCCATCCTGGGGAAATGGGGTTACAAATTCTTATTCATATCAGATAACAAAACAAATTAACTCAGAATCAATTTCATCTTCCTCTGGAAACCTTATTGATTTTGATGAAGAAACTGGACTATACTCTACTATTTTATTTGACAATTCTGTTCCATTTATAAGTGGAGAAAGAATTCAATATGAATCGTCTGGTGAACCTTTGACGGGATTGAAAGAAGGTTCATATTATGTTAAAGTTTTATCCGATACGAAACAGATAAAACTTTATACTTCTTCTTCTTTTTTATATTCTGATACATATGCGGTCCAATTTAAATCACCTACCCCAACATTAGAAGAAACCCATACCTTTACTTTATATTCTCAAAAATCAAAAATATTAAATCCTCAAAAAATTCTAAAGAAATTTTCTCTTAATCATAATATTAAAAACGGAATTTCAGAGGAAACAGTTCCGGGATCAATCGGAATGTTGATTAATGGAGTTGAAATTTCTAATTACAAAACTTTCGATAAAGTTTATTATGGACCAATTGAAGATATTAAAGTCTTAAATGGTGGACGTAATTTTGATGTTATTAATGTTCCAAATATACAAGTATCTACTGGTATTGGAATAACATCTTTAGTTCAACCAGTTATAACTGGAACAATAACAGATATTGTGGTAGATAAACAAGATTTTGACATTAAAAAAATATTATCGGTTAATGTTACTGGTGGAAATGGATCTGGAGGATTTTTTAATCCAGTATTAATTAAAAGAAGAAGAGAAGTATTATTTGATGCAAGAGCAACTACACAGGGTGGTGGTATAAGTACAACCACTAATCAATTGACATTTTTAAGTGATCATAATTTTGTAAATGGGCAAAGAATTACTTATAGAAATGATGGCAATGAAAGTGTTAGTATTGGAATAGGACTCTCTCAATTATCAGATAATGCGAATTATTTTGCAAAAATTGATAATAACACAACAATACGATTATTTAATGATTTTGATGATTATTTAAATGAGAATAATCAAGTTTCTTTTGCATCAACCTCACTAAGTGGAACTCACAAATTTTTAACCGAATTTGCGAATAATACTATTTCAGAAATAAAAGTAATAGAAGGGGGATCATTTACAAATAGAAAACTTTTAGTTAAACCAGCAGGAATTTCTACAATACAAAACTCCGTCAATTTTAAAAATCATGGATTTAATAATGGAGAAATTGTAGAGTATGGTTATGAAACAAGTCAAATATCAGGAATTACAACTGAAAATCAATATTATGTTTTAAAACATGATGAAAATTCTTTTAGATTGTGTGATGCTGGCATTGGAGGAACAAACCCTACAAATTATGAAAGAGAAAATTATGAGAAATTTGATAGTATTGGAAGTGGTTTTCAAGAGTTTAAATATCCAGATATAAAAGCAAATATTGAGTTTACATCAGTTGGTATTGGAACAACAACACAAATTCAATCTGTAGAAGTATCACCGGTTGTAAAAGGACATATTGAACAAATTTATGTTTACGAACCAGGAACTGGATATGGATCAAATATTCTCAATTTTGAAAAAAAACCTTCATTAACAATTAAAACTGGTAGAGATGCTCAAATAATTCCTATTATAGTTAATGGATCTATCAATCAAACAAACATTCAATTTGGTGGATATGAATACTTTTCGACTCCAGATTTGATAGTTTCCGACCCAACTAACTCAGGGAATGGTGCCAAGTTAAGAGCCGTAGTTACTAATCAAAGAATTACTGGTGTTAA